GGGACTGTGAAAAGTTTGTAGAAGGTGAAGCTGACGTTGTAGATTTTGAAAAGATCATCAACGACTTTGCCTTGCTGCGCAACAAGTGGTTGGGAATTATCAAAGCACTTGATCAGAAACAATGGCATCTCAGCAACATTGTTAAACTACGAGTATCCGGATTAGAAGACGCCAGTCTTTAAATACTAGATAATATACGCAGATAAATATCTGCATGAAAATCGTTTTAATCACTGGGGGATTTGATCCTCTACATTCCGGGCACATTGCCTACTTCAAAGCAGCCAAAGCATTGGGAGACATCCTTGTTGTTGGTGTTAACTCAGATGCATGGTTAACACGCAAGAAAGGAAGTCCTTTCATGCCCTACAAAGAACGTGCGGCTATCGTACGTAATATTGTAGGAGTGGATTTTGTCATAGATTTCAACGACGCCGACGGATCAGCAAAACACGCACTATGGATGGTTCGACAAAGTTACCCACAAGATCGTATTGTTTTTGCCAACGGCGGAGACCGAACACAGACCAATATTCCAGAAATGGACAGCGGCATAGACAACGTCGAGTTTGCATTTGGAGTTGGTGGCGAAGATAAAAAGAATTCTAGTTCGTGGATTCTCCAAGAATGGAAGGCTCCTAAAACAGAAAGACAATGGGGCTACTATCGTGTACTGCATGAAGTTCCGGGCATGAAAGTCAAAGAACTCACAGTCAACCCCGGCAAAAGTCTAAGTATGCAACGGCACAATCTACGTGCTGAGTATTGGATTGTCAGCGAAGGTCAAGCTGTTGTTAACAGAGCAACCCCGTTAGATTTTGAACTAATCCCGGCAATATTGGCTCATCACGATCAGCTACATGTTGCAGTACAGGAGTGGCACCAACTTACCAATCCCTACGATCATCCTTTAAAAATTGTAGAGATACAATACGGTGAACAATGCGCTGAAGAGGACATTGAAAGAAAATGAAAATTTTTGTAGGATATGATATTAGAGAAGATATTGCATTTCAAGTCTGCGAACACAGCATATATAAACATCAACCTCAAGCACAAGTCATTGCGTTGAAACAGCAAGATCTTAGAAAGGGTAATATCTATACTAGAGATATCGATCCGTTAAGTTCTACAGAATTTACCTTTACAAGATTTTTAGTTCCTTATCTTACAAATTATCAAGGCTGGGCAGTTTTTGTAGACTGTGATTTTGTTTTTGTCGACGATGTTGCTGAGCTGTTTAACCAGGCCGATGACAAATATGCAGTGATGGTAGTCAAGCATGACTACACTCCTAAAGAAGGTCTAAAGATGGACGGATGCAAGCAACTACCCTATCCAAGAAAAAATTGGAGCTCGGCGATTTTATGGAATTGTGCTCATCCATCTAACAAACAGATAACCCCCGATGTAGTAAATTCTCAAACAGGTCAGTATCTACATAGATTTCAATGGCTAGATGATTCAGAAATTGGAGATTTAGCTCCAGAGTGGAATTGGTTAGCAGGTTGGTATCAAGAACCACAGGACGGTAATCCCAAAGCTATACACTACACCGAAGGCGGCCCATGGTTCAAAGAATATCGCCGTTGTGAATATCACAAAGTATGGAAACAAAATCTACGTGAGATGCTGAAATGATATTTCTCAGCAAAGATGGGAAAGATCCATACATCAATATGTTTGCACAAGGGTGCAACACCAGGATAACGTCAACCGAGAATTTTAATTACAACGATAGCACTGACTCAATTGTGTTAAGAGGCATACTCAAGAAAAAGTGGATGCATCAATGTTTGGAAGATACTAGAACGTTTTACTACATGGACACGGGATATTTTGGCAACGAAAGAACTGAATCAAATCCCAACGGTTGGAAATACTGGCATCGTATAGTAAAGAACAATCTGCAACATGGAGAGATTGTGCCAAGAAAAGATGATAGATTCAAACATTTTAACAAAACGTTTCGGCCCTGGAAGAAAGATGGAAGGAAAATACTAGTGGCCAAGCCAGATGAAAAACCTATGCGCTTCTATGATTACGATCTAGATATTTGGTTAGAACATACAGTAAACGAAATAAAAAAATACACAGATAGACCCGTAGTAATTAGAGAGCGGGCGCCTAAAAGATTAGATAGAACTGTTAACGATACATTAGAACAGGCCCTCAATGATGATGTCTTCGCCTTGGTTACATTTAATAGTGTAGCAGCCACAGAAGCTGTATTCCAAGGAATTCCGGCATTTACTCTAGCACCAGCTAATGCAGCTAGTCCTGTTAGTCTGCAAGATTTATCTAAAATAAACGAACCGTACTATCCCAACTCAGATAAATTATATGCATGGGCCTGCCACTTATCATACGGACAATTTCATAACTCAGAACTGAGAAACGGCAAAGCCATGGAGATGATATTAAATGGATGATTTATTATTTGGGACATCGATACCGGGAGAAGTTCCTTCGATTATTAGAGGTGTCGTTAAGAGAAAACATATACACCGGCATTGGCAAGATAAAAAAGATTTCTATTATATAGATACAGGATATTTTGGAAATTTTGTAAGTCCAGGTAATCCCGGCGGAAAAAAACTATTTCACAGAATAGTTAAAAATGATTTGCAAAAACATTGGCTAGAAAAACACTCCAGTGATCGCTGGCAAGAAATTTGCAAAATAGATCCCCGATACCAATGGAAAGGTTGGAAGAAAAAAGGCAGAAAAATTTTAATAGTTGTACCGAACAGAAAATCATGCGTGTTCTATGGATATGATGTGGATCCATATGTCAACGGTGAAAAACCTTGGTTGATGAACACCATAGAAACTATTAAAAAACATACGGACATGGAGATTGTTGTTAGAGAAAAAGGTAGTAGGTCAGCCCGACAGCACCATTCAATATTTGATGCTTTGGACGAAGGAATATTTGCTACTGTGTCGTTCAACAGTATTGCAGCACTAGAATCAGTGATATATGGTGTACCGTCGTTTGTCGCCGTGCCATGCGCAGCATCTCCTCTAGCACTAACTGACCTTAGTCAAATATCCACACCATTTTACCCGGATGAATCATTAATACAACAGCATTGTGCATCGTTGGCCTACGGACAATTTACCGGAGAAGAAATTGCCAATGGCACAGCATGGAAATTATTAAACAAATGAAATTATTAGTAAATGACAAAGAACTTGCACACTATCTTATAAGTCTCATAGATCTAAAAGATCATTGCAAACACATAGAGTTAAATGAAGTAAAAACTGCTGAAGCTATACAGTTTATCATCCAAAAAAGAGATCACCATAAATTTGATATTGAAAAATTCCGCGATAAGTTTAAAGAAAAACTATTGAGAGGCGTCTCTGCTGACACCGAAGCTTGGCGCAGAAAAGTCAACACAGTCCTAGCAAACTATAGAAAAAATTATTTCGGCCAAATTCACAAACGGGCAGAATATGTAATAGAAAAATTAGGCAGCGACAATGTTATTGACGCCTACATGAATAGTGATCAACAATATTTTATTAAAACTGTTGGACAACAAATAGATCCCAATGCAACTATGATTAGACGGAAAAATTTCGTAGACAGTAAAGAAGATTGCTTGTTGAGAAACACAGTGGGCAATGAAAATATTATTGTAGATAAAATCGACAATAGTCTTCCATTTTGGTTTATAGACAGCGGATATACAAATTTTATTGAACCCAATAAAAAATGGCATAGACTTACAAGAAATCATCTGCACTTTAATAATCAATTTGTTGCACCCGCAGATAGATTAAAAAACTTTGCAGAGTTTCCTAGACCTTGGTGTAAGACCGGCAAAAAAATATTGATAGTAGAGCCTGGCGAATTCGCTGCTAGTATCATGCATGTGGAACCAAAATCTTGGACCAAATATATTGTAGACGAATTGAAAAAACACACAGACCGTCCCATAGAAATTCGATCGAAGGATAATAAAAAGACTCGCACCAGCCTCTACCAAACGCTGATTAACGGTGATTATTACTGTACAATTAGTATTAATTCTAATAGTGCTGTTGAATCTATTTGGGCTGGGATTCCTGCTATTACTCTTGACAAGCATGTCAGTAATGCTGTGACTAGAAATAGTCTTGCACAGATCAATGATTTGTACTACGGACCGTTAGGTGATTGGCTAGCATGGCTCAGTTATTGTCAATTTACCTACGACGAACTCATGGATGGTACTGCACTCAACATCATCAAGGAGCATCACAGTGTCTAATATCACTGCCGTGGCCTATTATGCTGGGATACCTCCCAACAATCATAATATGGAAAAGCCGCAGATCTTAGATTATTTCTGTCAAGGAGTTATTGCGTCTGGCGACACTGCAATAGCTCACACCAGAATGAATGCCGTTCCCTGCGATGTGGCACTCATACAAGGCTTTGTTCATGAACACGGCAAGTCTGCACCGCATCTACAACTAAGACAACTTGCAGTGGATCTTCAAAAGAAAACTAACAAAAGATCGTTGATCGTAGATAGCAATCTGTTTCTCTATTCAGACAAATCTAATCCCTTACATTATTTGAGATATAGTTTTGACGGTGTATTTCCCACCACAGGTTTTTATTTCGATAAAGACATCGACCCTTCTCGCTGGCCCCAGATCAGCAAGGATTTAGGTATAAGTTTACAGCCTTGGAGAACACATGGGAATCATATTCTAATCTGCCTACAAAGAAACGGTGGATGGAGCATGAGGGGACTAGATGTTATAGAATGGATGAACACAACTATTTTAGAAATAAGAAAACACAGTCGACGACCTATAGTTGTTAGAGCCCATCCCGGCGATAAAAAAATTGGAAGATATTTGAAGGTAAATCATAAATCAACGTCATTGAGTATCAACACCGATCTCAAACAAGATTTAATTAATGCCTGGGCCACAGTGGTGTATAACAGCAGTCCCAGTGTAGCCAGTATTATAGAAGGAGTTCCGGCATTTTTAACGGACCCACAGCCCCAACACAGTCAAAGTGTTGCGGTAGCTAATACTGATATAAGTAAAATAGAAGATCCTGTGATGATTGATAGACAAGCATGGATAGAACGATTGTCCATGTGTCATTGGAAATTTGATGAATTAAAATCCGGTGAAGCCTGGCAATTTTTTAAAAGATATATATGAAAGATTATAAATGGAATGCAGTTTTTAAACCGTTAATAGAAAAATATAAACCAAAAACATTCTGCGAAATTGGTTGCCACGAAGGATTGACCTTGAAATCATTAACTCCCCTCGTTAAAGAACTTGGATATAAAATTGATTACTTTGGGTATGATGCATTTGACCTAGCTGACAGGCCCACATTTGAATATCCAAAAAATCCTATCACGGGAGAAATGGAACATAATGGAAAAGAATCTGCATCCTATCAAGTAATCAAAGAACGGTGCGACAAGTATGTTAAGAATGAATTATTAGAATCGTACGACTTGATCAGGGGTTGGACACACGACACATTGATCGGACCGCTGATATTTGATATGGTGTATATAGATGGCGGACATTCATATTCCACTGTTAAGTGGGACTATGAGCATGTTAAAGACAGTGAGATAATAATTTTTGACGACACGTATCCGGCAAAGTTTCCGGGAGTGGCTAAGTTTATAGAAGAATTAAAAACTTCAGGAATAGTAGTAACAGAACTAATTGAAAAAAATGATCAAGGAAAAACCATAATGCAATGTGCAATTATTATTAACGAATAGGAAAATAAATGAACTATCCCGTAACACCTACTGAATATCAAAAAGATTTATATCAACCCGAATGGTACGAACGTGATTTTTTCTATAGTCCCGATGGAATCCGAGAGTTTCCGGATCATCATTGTAAGATGACTTGGCTTACTAGTTTACCCTTTATTCAAGGCGTACGAAATGCAATAGATATTGGTTGTCGTGATGGTGAATATACTCGATATTTGTTCAATCATTTTCAACATGTGTATTGCTTTGATCCAAGATTTAGAAAATATTTTCCTTTTAATGTAGATCTAACTAAAATAACTCATTTTAGAATTCCCTTAGGAGATGGTCCTAATCCTGAAAGATTAGGAAGAGGTGCTGGTAAAAATATGACAGATAAAGTTTTTTATTGTTTAGATGATTTCAATCTGCAAAATATAGATTATATTAAAATAGATACAGACGGGTATGAAATGGCTAATATCAAAGGTGGTTTAAAAACTATTACACGAGACTGGCCTATAATAGTATTGGAAGTATTTTTTGAAAGAGAAACCTTAAAATATGTAACTGAAGAGTTAGGCTACAAAATTAAAGCAGTATGTCCCCGTGGATGGGATCACATTTTAGTGAAAGAATAGGAAATAAAATGAAAAAATTAAACAACGGATGGATGGTACCCGATGACGATACTAGGGTGTCTTTCTTATTAGAAAAAGATACCGATATGTTTTCTCCTTCTTACGAAGACAAATATAGACAGGAAATAATGACACATCTTCCGAATCAAAGAACATTTGCAGACGTTGGGGCTAATGTTGGTATTTGGAGTTTGCCAATGACCAAACATTTTAAAAAGATAGTTTCATATGAGCCGTCAAAACAAAACATCGAATGTATAAAAACCAACATACCGACCGGAATCGAACTGAGAGAAAAAGCTGTGGCAGACTTCAATGGTGAGGCTAAATTCCATCAGGCAGGAAAAAATTGCGGTGACGGTAAATTATGTCGAGAGGGTGTGAAATCTGATTATACTGTTCCTGTTGTAAAATTAGATGATGAAAATCTATCAGATGTAGATCTTATAAAAATAGATACTCAAGGATGGGAATTAGATGCACTTAAAGGCATGCATAATATTATTACAGCACAGCGGCCTTGGGTAATGTTTGAAATCAATGAAGATGTTGATCTATGCTGTAAATTAATGGAAGACTACGGATACGAGACGGTATATATCAAAAGCAAAAGAAACTTTTTATGGGCACCAAAAATAGGACATAACAGCCCTGTAGATAAAAGTATTTTAAAAAGATATCTGGGCCCTGGACCGTATGCAGAAAGATACGGTGGAAAATAAATTAATTAATCAGTTCCCAAGCTAGTCCGGAAAGTAATTCTTCTCTAGTAAATTGAGAATAAGCCAAATGGTTTAACCAAGCCTGTTTATCACTAGGATAAGCGGGCTTTATTTTTTCAATGTCTTCTAATTGACAACTGTATAGGCTTTTTGTAGCAGAATGACCTAACGCGATTGCCGGTATGTCATGCATTGCTGCTTCGACTAATGCATTAGACGAATATCCTACCACACAGAATGTATCATCTTTGATAAAATCTTTAAAAGTATTTGAAACTATTCTATCGGCTCGAGGTTCTGGACGTTTTCTTATTTTGATTTCACGATCTGTAAAACTTTTTATTTTAAGAACAGTTTTATCGATCCATTGGTCTTCTGATCCTAACACAAGTGCATTCACTATTTTTCTATCGGGGGGCACAACAACTATTCTAGACCCTTGTTTAAAAGAATACTGTTCAAGGCCTAGTTGTTCCCATCTATCCGACGGTCTCTCTATGATAGAATCAACATTTTGAAAATTGTTAATGCTTAATCTAAAAATTGTTTTCCTTTTCTTATTTCCAAAATATCCACTATCTAAATTATAAAATATTAAATTATACTTTTTACAAATTTCTAACCACTGAGGTTTAAAAAATCCTGCCCAGCACATAGGCAATGAAATATTTTCATACATTTCTTCATAGCTAATAAATTTTCCACCACTTCCCTTAGTAAACTCTGTAGCACCGTAATCAGTGCCTTCAACGCATATGAAATTAGTCATTGCCAGTATGTTTCTGTTCTTTGAACTTTTAAATCTTCGGGCTTGCTACGACCAAGTTTCTTTCGGCCACCTTTGAGATGATCTAACCAAGCACCCCATTCACTGTTAATCAACGGATGACCTTCGCCCGAGCTCATTCCCGGAGCCGGGCGAAGGTCTTGAAGACTAGCAGCCCAATCTAGTTGTCGCATCTGAGGAAACTTATTTCTCACGGCATCAAAAACAAAACTGTCATGCCACTCAGCTAATCGAAAAATTCCCTGTTCGGCTTGATCATAAAATCTTTGGAATTCTTTGAGGAAAAGTTGAATATTGGGCGATCGTAGGTTCATGGCATACAGTCCGCACTCTGAATATTTGCCTTTTCGACCCAAGTAGCACAACTCACTATCTGAAGGAATCATTCTATATAGATCATTCATGGTGATAGGACTGTGACAAATAGTATCTGCATCCATCCACACTAAAATATCTGCATCGGTTTCTTTGGCGCAGTCAAATATTGCATATACTTTATGTGCGAATCTCACTGCATGCCACTTGAACCCTTTGCCTGAATCTTTTCTTTTAGATCTCACAGGGTCAGATGAGACATCGCCGTTGGCCTTGGGCACATCTTTCCACTGATTTTTAAATGTCATTAACTCTGTAATTTCTTCTAATCGTTTTAGCGTAACGTGACTGTGATCACGTATAGAAGGGTTACACTGTTCTGGATAAATGTGTAAAATCACTTCATGAGGCCAATTTACACAGAAAGTATCAATCATTTTTTGTGCATATTTTTTTAAACCTTCTTCATGGAAGGTAGTAACTACTGCTATCTTCATCTATAATACTCCCATACGTGAAAGATTCCCTGCAGACTAGTACAGGCCCAGCCAGAATCGTACAAAGGTTTGGCTATAGCGTTATCTATACGAACACCACCTTCGACAAAAATTATTGAATTATGTTTTTTCCATAATGCTTCTACTTTATCGAGGTTACACAGCTCGGTGTGATCGATAAAAATTGATGCAATATTTTGTATATGATCTAATTTAACAAAAGTTTCTTTGTAAACAAGATTCTTGGCTCTGATAGTCGGCTGGTCTGCACTAACCACAAACACAGTGTCATATATTTCCACAACCTGATCTAAAATTCCAAAAGCTGATCCCAGCACCAGGGCATGGGCGTTGTTTCTTGAAAGTTTATGCAGTCTTTTTTGAAATTTGGTCATCGTTTATAAATATACAGCAACATTAACTACGTAGATTATTTATTAAAATTATGCGCTTCAAATTATATCGAGAATACGGTGCACTGAACAGTCCCCCAGTGTTTGATGCAATAGAACATGGGCTGAGACAGCAAGGACATAACATTGTTGCCGATAATGAAGACGTTGCAGTGATATGGTCGGTATTATGGGCGGGCAGAATGCGACAAAATAAACTGATTTATGATAGATGTCAGCAGCAAGGCAAGCCTGTACTGATAGTAGAGGTGGGAAATCTGAAAAGAGGTGAAACTTGGCGTATCTGCCTCGACCATATCAATAATCTTGGCAAATTTGGCAACAGCATAGACCTCGATGCACATAGGCCTGAAAAATTAGGGGTTACATTACAGCCAATCCCCATGGCACGGCGTGGCGAGATACTGATCGCATGTCAACATCAAGAAAGTCTTCAATGGCAGGGGATGCCTGCCATGAAAGATTGGGTAGCAGAGACTATTGAAAAAATAAAACAGCATACCCATAGAAGAATTCGTGTGAGATATCACCCTCGGTCAGCATTTCCATTCAAGCAGTCTGGAGTAGAAGTGGAAAGGCCTATACTCGTACCTAACACCTATGACAGTTTTGATATTTTTTATAATTACCACTGTGTGGTCAACCACAACAGCGGTCCAGCAGTTCAAGCGGCCATACATGGCGTTCCTGTGCTGTGTGATTCATCTAGTCTGGCTGCAGATCTCAGTATCAAATGGTCAGAATTAGACAGCCCTTATGTACCAGATAGAACTGAATGGTTTTTAAAACTATGCCACACCGAGTGGACTGTTGACGAAATACGCCAAGGCACCCCAGTTTCTAGATTATTCAGTTGACAACCAGAAATCAAGGCTGTATAATTGAATAATGTTACCATCAGAATTTGCCGAAGATATATTTGTTGAATTTTATAATCTTGTTTCTCAACAAAAAATATCCATACAAGGTCAAGATTTTTCACCTATCTCAAGTTTCCATGAGAAAATCATCAACAGTGGAGAATTGACCAAAAATCAGGCAAATTTTCTAATTAAACTGTTAGAAAAATACAAGACCATATCGGCCATGGCAGGATTCGACTATGGATCCAAACTCGTTGACCTCAAATGGCACAGACCTTTTAGAGTGTTGGATCTCAGCAAAAGAATATATGTAGAGTTGTGTGAAAACAAACTAGAAATTTGTCTAAAATTCCCCTATCAGCTGAAAAAAGAGTTCGAAGATGAAATAGCAAGTCGAGATGCATTGCATACGCATGGGCGTTGGGACTCAGAAGACAAAGTGAGACGCTTGGATTTTTATCATTATAATTTAATTGCACTCTACGAATTTGCCTGCAAACACAATTTTGAAATCGACGACTCGTTTATGATTGCCTTAGGTGATGTTGAAGAAATTTGGCAAAATCAGGATGATATTTTACCGTCATCTGATTTATGTGCTGACTGGGTGACATTGTTTAACACCAGTGAGGGAACTCAGGACTGGTGGCGTGACAATAAAACAGACTGCTATGAAAGTGATTTGTTATTGGCAAAAAGCATGGGATACCTTTATAACGGAAAACCTCATTCAACCATAGAAAAAATTGCTGCAAGCCAAGAAAACAGTTTCTGGATGAAAACCAATCAAGAATTTTTCGAGTTGTCTAAATCTTTTTCTGGAAAAATATGTGTGTTACTAGATCGAAGCAGCGCCACGCTACCGTGGCTACAGCGTTTTGTAGCTGATGCCGAAAACAGCGGTGTTAGCCGTGAAGAAATCAAGGTATGTTTTAGAGAAAACAAAGAATCTATCACTGGCTTGAATGATTGGATCAAGATCGCAGGAGTTGGCGGCAAAGTCGAAACCGGCAGGATATTAATTTTTGAATCAAAACCAGCCAAGTGGTTGTTTAAGCCAGAAAATGATGTTACACTATTAGTTACTAATAACATTTTCCCACCAACAAATACCATGGCACGAGATTGGTTTATGTGTCATCCTTGTGTGATATATCTTGGCGATACCAGACCAACAGAAACCAAAGGACAAAAAATTGTCGAACTGTAAGTTAACAATCAAAGACGAAGTAAACATCAAAGTAGAAGGACTGCGGGTTGAAACACGACGTAAAATTGTCAACAAATTAAAGTTTGATTTGCCCTATGCCCGACACATGCCTGCGTATAAACTAGGACGTTGGGATGGAACTAAAACCTATTTCAATATCGGCGGTAGTGGGTATCTTGCACACCTTGATGTAATTCTAGCAGTGATCGAGGATGAGGGATATGATATTGAAGTCGAAGATCTCAGGCCGCATCAGGAATTGAAATTTGCTGCTATTGATGAAAATTATTGGGCTGACCTTGGCAAGACTTGGCCCAAGGGGCATCAACAATCAGGCGAACCTATTGTGCTGAGAGACTATCAGTACGAGGTAATCAACAAGTTTTTAGAAAATCCTCAAGCATTACAAGAAGTAGCCACTGGCGCTGGAAAAACTATTACTACTGCAACACTCAGTCATTTATGCGAACCATATGGACGTACTATGGTGATTGTGCCCAACAAAAGCCTTGTGGTGCAGACTGAAGAAGACTATCGTAATCTAGGGCTGGATGTTGGTGTATACTTTGGTGACAGAAAAGAATTAAACAAGACACATACTATATGTACTTGGCAGAGTTTGAATGTGTTAGACAAGAAAAGCTATGACAATGACACTATGACACTGGCAGAATTCTGTGAAGGAGTTTGTGCAATCATTGTCGACGAGGTTCATCAGGCCAAGGCTGAAGTGCTGACTAAACTATTGACACAGAATTTTCGTAACTGTCCTATCCGCTGGGGACTCACTGGAACCGTGCCTAAAGAACAGTGGGAATTTCAAGGCATATTGGCCAGTATAGGTCCTGTGATAAATCAAGTGAGTGCGCACGATTTACAGGAAAAAGGTGTGCTGGCACAGTTGAATATCAATGTGTTACAGACCACAGATGTGCAGGTGTTTACGTCATTTCACGACGAGTACACATTTCTTGTCACAGACGACAACCGGTTGCAGTGGATTGCTAGTAAAATCGCTGCGTTATCCGCTACTGGCAACACCTTGGTGTTGATCAATAGAATCGACACCGGTAATAAACTAATCGCACTAATACCTCAAGCGGTGTTTGTTAGTGGCGGTATGAAATTAGATGATCGCAAGGAAGAATATGATGAAATTAAAACAAGTGATGACAAGATTATTTTGGCGACTTATGGTGTGGCCGCTGTGGGTATTAATATTCCACGTATTTTTAATTTGGTTCTTCTTGAACCCGGAAAGAGCTTTGTCCGCGTTATACAAAGCATTGGGCGAGGCATTAGAAAAGCAGAAGACAAAGATCACGTAGAAATCTGGGACATCACCAGCACCTGCAAATACTCCAAGAGACATCTTACAGAAAGAAAGAAGTTTTATAAAGAGGCCAAATACCCCTTTACCATTACCAAGGTTAATATATGAGTGAAAGAAAAATAAAAGATTGGGCTTGGCCCTATATAAAAAATTTCAGGACATACATAGATATCGGTGCTAGCACAGGAACTACATCATCGCCATTTATTCATTCGTTTGAAAAGATATATTGCTTTGAACCTAATCCTAATAGTTTTAAAGAATTGTCTAAATTTTCAGAACTAATATGTCACAATTATGCGTTAGGTAATACTAATGAAAAAAAATTATTGGTAATGAACACTGTAACTCACAATCCGGAACACGGGTCATTGTCTGATGCAAGGATCGAGAAATGGGATAAAACTGAAACCTACGAAGTTGAAATAAAAAGACTAGACGATTTTAAATTTGATTTTGTAGATTTTATAAAAATTGACACTGAACAATATGAATTAGAGGTAGTACAAGGGGCGTTGAAAATTATTAAAAAACACAAACCTACAATCTTTTTTGAAAATAAAAGAGGTGAAGCAGATCAAGTAATTCTTCTGCTATTGGATCTTGGATTTACAGTTAAGAAATGGAAAAGTGATACTATAGCATTTTACACGGAATAAATTATGAGAATACTTACACTAAACAATCAAGCATTTGATTTAAACGAACTACCAGACGAGGTAGATGAAGACACAAGATTTTCGGTACTAGATAATTCAAATCCTCAAGAACCAGATTTCTTTTTCATGCCCTTGATATTTTTAGAATCATTTAATTCGCCTGCTATCGTGCTGAACATAGGCGGATATGAAGTACAGATGCCCTTGGACTGGTGCATGGTGGTGGGCGATAAAGATTGTGGGCTTGATCCCGAAGTATTACCGCTAACTTCAATTAATGAGCGTGGGTTTGATGCTCTGGTGTTTAATCCTATCAAGGGATTTAGAGCAGAATTCATGCCCATAGAAATCGTTAATATCTATCAAGATGTACGCTGGTATTTTCCTAAGATGAAAAACGGACAGTTGCTTACTGTACCACTAAGCGAGGAAGTCAACCCACCCTGTGTGTTCTTTGTCAAAGAAGTCAGTAGGCAAAGTGAAGTTTTACAACTGCACAAATTGATCTGATTAAATACACATATTAAGGAGTTATTATGAAGGCAGGAAAAGTATGGGGACAGACTGAATTGCTAGAAGCCAACGGTGTGTTGGAATTCCATCGTATTGAAGCCAAAGCCGGCGGTGTGTGTTCTAAGCACAAACACAAGTTTAAGTGGAATGGATTCTTTGTAGAATCTGGAGAAATGATTATTCGTGTTTGGAAAGGCAATTACGATCTAGTAGATGAAACACTTCTCAAGGCAGGGCAATATACAAAGGTTGCTCCCGGTGAATATCATCAGTTTGAAGCAGTTACTGATTGCATTGCCTTTGAATTATATTGGGCTGAATTTGATCATGATGATATTTCTAGAGAAACTGTCGGCCACTCGGGGAACAAATAAAAATTAAAAAAATGGCTAAAAAAAATATCTACAATGACGTCGTTAGCGAAAAAATAAAACTACATCTAGGCTGTGGAAAAAACACGATTCCGGGGTGGATTAATACAGATTTTCCTCCTAAAAAAGAAAATGTTCTTGAACTTGATGCAACTAAAAAATTTCCATTTGAAGACAACTCAATTGACTGTGTGTTTAGTGAACACATGATTGAACATATTTCTTTTGAGGATGGATTTTTCATGTTAACGGAATGTGCTAGAATTTTAAAGCCTGGTGGAAAAATAAGGTGCTCTACTCCCGATCTAAGATTTTTAATCGACCTACATCAAAATCCTAGTAAAGAAATTAATGATAGATATATCAAATGGGCGGTGGATCAATGCTGGAAAAATCAAATCTATCTTCCGGGCATGGTCTTTAATAATTTTGTAAGAAATTGGGGACATCTCTTTATATACGATAAGGAAACAATGACACATTCATTGACAGCTGCCGGGTTTGTAAATATAGAACAGTTTTCGATTAATGATAGCAAGGATATGGAATTAAAAAATCTAGAAAATGAAGCAAGAAGAATTAAAAAAGGAATGTCGCTTGGATTTTTACAGTTAGAATCTATGACTTTCGAAGGAACTAAAAAATAATGACAATTCTTAACAGTGTAACCATAATCGAAGATTATACATCTGTCGAAGCACAAAACTATTTCACTGATTGTATGACACAATCAACTCCTTTGTTTTTTGCAAGGGTAGGAGGTTCTGATTATACGACGGTTAGAGATTATTATTATAATAAAAATTTAATCGATGACGAACAATGGTACGATAAGGCTTCACTTCGTGTTAAAAAATTCAACGGGTACTTCGATTTTGAAAATAAAAAAGAAAATTTTCAAAAATATCTTGAAGACATGATTTTATTCTATAAAAATTCAAATGCTGCATCCTTGTGCTTTTATGCAAATGCCAGTAACCTTCCAATACACGAAAGAGATCGTGATTTTTTGAATTACGTTCTCGAAGGAAAAACTTGTTTAAATTATGGTTTTATTGAAGAGTTAACCCCATTTCTTAAATCTTTTAAAAATTGGGGAGACGGTCTAAAAATTTTAATTATCAGTCCTTTGTCTAAAAGCATAGAATATCAAAATCAATTCAGAGACAAGTTTTTTGAAGATTACAGATATCCTAACTTTCAGTTACTAACATATGACTCTAAAATAACTTACAGTGATCATCCCATGGATAACAAACACACACTTAACATAGAAACTTCAAACTGGCATGAAGAATGTCAACGAATGGCAGAAGATATAAGGCATATCGATTTTGATATAGCTTTGTTGTCTTGTGCTTCATATTCGATGTTCTTAGGAAATTTTATTAAAGATGTGTTAGGAAAAAAATCAATATATCTTGGTGGTATTTTAAATGCTTATTTTAATATATACGGAGGAAGATATGCGAGTATGGAAAAATTTCATAATATTTTTTCAGCCGCAGGTTTAAATCTAGAACACCGGATAGATCCTCTAGAATTAGAAGATATACATAAAATAAATAGTGGAAGAGGAAGAGCAACAGAAAGTCTTAACGCATACTTTGGCAGCAAAGATAGCAGAAGTGGATTTAAACCGAGGCCCTTATGAAACAAGTCGCATTAATAACCGGTATTACCGGACAAGACGGATCGTATCTTGCAGAATTCTTGCTGAGTAAAAATTATGAAGTTCATGGCATCATTCGAAGAAGTTCTTTGATTAATACTCATAGAATAGATCATTTATATGATAATATAAAACTACACTATGGTGATCTAACGGACAGTACAAATTTAATAAAAATTATACAAAAAACTCAACCAACTGAGATATACAACCTTGGAGCTCAGAGCCACGTAAAGGTCTCGTTCGAGACACCCGAATACACAGCAGAAGTAGACGGATTAGGAGCCCTTAGAATCTTAGATGCAATTTGCATTTTAGGTTTACATGAAACGACTAAATTTTATCAAGCGTCAACATCAGAAATGTACGGTAAAATTCAAGAAGTTCCTCAAACAGAAAATACACCGTTTTATCCTCGATCCCCTTACGGAGTGGCGAAATTATATGCTCATTGGATAACTAAAAATTATAGAGAAGCATATAAATTACATGCCAGTTCTGGAATATTGTTTAATCACGAATCTCCCAGACGAGGTGAAACATTTGTAACTAGAAAAATTACCCTGGCATTAAATAAAATTTCTAAGGGACAACAAGAGTGTGTGTATCTAGGAAACTTAAATGCTTTAAGAGACTGGGGACACGCTAAAGATTTTGCCGAGGCCATGTGGTTAATGATGCAGCAAAAAACTCCTGACGATTATGTAATCGCCACAGGTGAAGAACATTCTGTCCGAGAATTCGTCGAGAAATGTGCTCCTTACTTTGGAATGAAGGTATCGTGGCACGGCTTAGGCAACGACGAAGTAGGAATTGACGATGTATCAGGAAAAATTGTAGTACGTGTGGATGAAAAATATTTTAGGTTGGCAGAAGTTGATAGATTGTTAGGAGATTCTTCTAAAGCAAGAAATCAACTAGGATGGAATCCTAAATTTTCTTTCGACGATTTAGTAAAGGATATGTGTGAGAATGAAAAAAAATTCTAAAATTTTAATTGCCGGTTCTAATGGCATGGTTGGATCTTCTATTGTTAGAAATTTAAAAAGCAAGGGATATGATAATTTACTTTTGGGATCTAGAGAAATAGTAAATTTTACTGATCAAAATGCTGTGAATGCCTATTTCAAAAGAGAAAATCCAGAATATGTGTTTGTCGCGGCAGCAAAAGTCGGAGGCATAAAAGCTAACAAAGAGTTTCCTGTAGATTTTCTCTACGAAAATTTAATGATTCAAAATAACATTATCCGTTCATCTTTTGAATCAGGAGTCGAAAAACTTTTATTTCTAGGATCTTCTTGCATCTATCCTAAATTTTCTAAGCAACCTATCTCTGAAGATCAATTGTTAACAGGTACCTTAGAACCAACTAACGAATCATATGCTATCGCTAAGATAGCAGGAATCAAGCTCTGTCAGTCATATAGAACACAATATGGTTTCAACGCTATTTCATTGATGCCTACTAATTTATATGGTCCCAATGATAATTTTGATCTTGAAACTTCTCATGTTCTTCCGGCCTTGGTTCGCAAACTTCATGAAGGAAAAAATATGATCGGGCATGATATTGGCGGATCTTATCAATATCCAGTCACTCTTTGGGGCGATGGATCAGCAATGCGTGAGTTTTTGCACGTTGATGATCTTGCAGAAGCTTGCTATGTTTGTATGCAAAATTACAATGAATCTGAACATATTAATGTGGGCACGGGAGAGGATGTTACCATTAAAGAACTTGCAGAAACTATTTCTGACATTGTTGGTTTTCAAGGTGAGTTAAATTGGGATATATCAAAACCAAATGGTACTCCTAGAAAAGTTTTAAATGTAGATAAAATTAAATCTCTTGGTTGGAAACCTACTATTGAATTAAAGAGCGGAATAAAACAAACATACGACTGGTATTTAGAAAATAGGATATGAAATGAAAAAACAAATGCGAAGAAATATCATTAACGAGCATATATCAAAATCAACAGGTGTGTTTCATCTTGGAGCCCACGTTGGGCAAGAAGCCGAAAATTATTTCAATCTAAATAAATCAGTGATCTGGGTTGAAGCCATGCCGCACGTTCATGAAAAATTAATTAGCAACATAGAAAAATTCCACAATCAACAAGCATTTTGTGCCTTAATTACTGATAAAGATAATCAGCAGTATACATTTAATGTTTCTAATTTTAAAGAAGGTGTTTCTTCTTCGATATTTGAATTTGGAGATTACAGTTCCGGAAAAAATTCGTTATGGCCGACACTCAATTTGACAATGATAGACAAATTAGAATTGACTTCTACAACCATAGATTCTTTAGTTACCAACAACAATATAAATGTATCACAATATGATTTTTGGATATTAGATCTGCAAGGTGCTGAACTAGTCGCTTTGAAAGGCGCTGAAAAATCTATTGAACAGTGTAGATTTATATTGGCTGAAATCAGTCAAGACGAAGTATATAAAAATGGAGTGCTTTATCCTGATCTCAAAAGATTTTTAGAAACAAAAGGATTTTTTCCTTTGTATGAATCTAAAAAAATTCATGACGATGTATTATTTGTTCGACAATAAGTACAATTATGAATCGTCCTATCATCCCTGCGAATAGAGGAAAATATTCAAAAAAACATAACTCGCTGCCAAGTCTTGAATTAACAACTATGATAGGTTGCCCGTTGATGTGTTCATTTTGCCCACAAAAAACTTTAAAGAAAAATTACAAAAAACAAGATAAAAAATATCTAGCTATATCAGACTTATCGATTATTCTAGATAAACTTCCAATTAATACCAGAATTGATTTTTCCGGAATGTCGGAACCGTGGTCCAATCCCGATTGTACCGAAATGGTATCAATGGTGCTTTCTCAGGGATTTCATATAGCAATTTACACCACACTTTATGGAATGAAAATTAAAGATGCCGAGCGTCTTATAGAACTAGTAAATGAATATCCTGACAAAATTGATAAATTTGTAATACATCTTCCCGATGCCAACGGCAATATGAAGGGTTGGAACTATTCGGAAGAATGGGTTGAATGCTTCAAACTTATAAGTTCTTCTGTTGATAACATAGAATCTATGACCATGGATAAAAAAAGTGCAGTTCATCCTGCTTTAAAAGATTTAGTTGAAACAGTAACTATCAAGTTTGTGGCTATTTCTAGAGCAGGTAGTTTAGATGTGACACAGATAGACAACCAGCCTATCACGATTGCTCCAAGAAACAATTTTTCTTTAACTTGTGCCAGTACTCCTTTTTACGATAAAAATGTTTTACTACCTAATGGAGATGTGGTTCTTTGTTGTATGGATTACAGCCTTTCGAATATTGTAGGAAATTTACTTGAGCAGAATTATTTAGAAATGTTTCAAAATCTAGAATTTTTAAATTTAGTAAAAATAAATGAAAGCAATGAATTTAATAAATGCTCTATATGTAAAAGTTGCGAAAACGTGAGAGGAATTAGTTTATAACATGAAAAAAATTTACATTTTGTGTGATCATGGTTTAGGAAATAGATTAGCAAGTTTAATTGGTGGATTAACTATTGCAAAAAGATTTAACTTGTTACCGGTAATTTGTTGGCCTACTAACAATTGGTGTTATGCTGAATTTACAGACTTGTTTGATTTAAATTTTGACTTAGCAGACAATAATTTTAGTCAATCTATAGTTGAACAGATTCAAGAGTTAGGGTTACATTATTTTTTTATAAGTACATTTCGTGATAATTGTATTTCAACAAATCGTATAGGTTTTGACGATATTGCTACAACATATGAAGATATTATATATTCTCAATGTAAAATTCCTAAAGGAAAAATAACGTCTGAAGATATTAGTAGTGCATTATCTTCTCTAAAAATTCGAAAACGTATTCTTAAAAAAGTTCGCAGCTTCTGTAGCCTAAATGAAATCAACGAACAGACTGTTGGAATCCATCTAAGAAAATCAGACAGTAACCATATTATAAACGACGATGAAATTTTTGAAGAAATTAAAAACTCACCACATCGTAAATACTTTATCTGTTCAGAGTGTAAAGAAACCCAAAACAAATTTTCACAATTAGCAAATGTATGTGTAAATTATAAAGATACAGAGGTTAAAAAAATCACAGATGCCGAATGGAGAGATTCTGTGATCGACAAAACTGGGAAAGCGGTTCTCTATAATATCGAAAGACCAAAAGAACAAATTGTTGATGCTTTAGTAGATATGTTATTATTATCGAGAACTAATATTAATAAACGGGCCAAAAGCACATTTCTTACCAGTGCTCAATATTATTCTAGAATTAGCTTATGAAAATATTAATAACAGGAAATTCTGGATACATCGGATCACACCTGACCAAATTATTAAACAAGCGACCGGAATTAGAATTATATGGCCTAGACAGGAATAAACCACAGTTGCCTGTTAAAGAGCAGTCGTGGAACAATATAACAATGCCGGGATATTTTCTATGGCCAAACGATTTTGAATTTGATTGTGTAATTCACCTAGCGGCGGAAGTAGCTGTAGGTCGCAGTGTAACAAATCCCATAGTGTATTATCAAACAAACACATTGGGTACATTACGAGTCCTCCAAGATTTAAAATGTAAACGATTCATTCATGCTAGCACAGGTTCAGCAGGACCGATGAATAATCCCTACGGTATAAGCAAACGGGCCTCTGAAGAGATTGTAGATCAGTATTGCAAAGAACGATCTATTCCGTTTACTACATTTAGATTTTATAATGTCACAGGATCAGATGGTATAACACCCACTAACCCAGATGGACTTATGTGGAATTTGATGAATGCAGAGAAGACCGGAGTGTTTAATTTATTTGGTGATGATTACAATACTCTAGATGGCTCTGCGATACGGGATTATGTTCATGTCAACGAAATTTGTCGTGCTCTAGAACAAGCGATCGATCGTTCAACAAATCAAATAGAAAACTTAGGCCACGGGGTTGGAACAACAGTTAAACAAATGATCGACTTATATAAGCAAGTTAATAACTGCGATTTTGAAGTTCAAGCATGTCCTAGAAGGGCTGGGGATCTTGAGCGCAGTGTTCTTGACAACCCCTCCACATTTATGCAACAATTATATACTATAGAAAATTTATTAAAGATTGACAGTACTGTAATTGAGTAGCCAAGAAAGAAAAAATGATATTACCTGAAATACAAGGCACGGTTGACATTGCCGATAATAGTTTTTACTTCGGATGTGATACTCTGTATTTTGAAAAATACGGAAAATCATTAGCAAACAGTTTAAAAATCCATGCGCCTTGGGCCAATACCCATTGTCATATTTTCAATCCAAGCACTGAACAACTAGAATGGTGCAATAAGAAAAGAATATCTGTGAGCTATGAGTTCGTAGATGCTACAATTAGAGAACCCTTCACTTATTATGCCTGTGTTAGATTTATCCGAGTTCCGGAAATTTTCCAACCATCTACTAGAATAATATCTCTAGATTGCGATAGCATTGCCGTTGCTGACTTGCCTAAGCATCAGTTTATTGCTGATACTGAAACAACAAAGGTATTTTGGCGAACCAAGGGTGGAAAATCTCTAGCGTCTACTGTGTTGTTTGGGCCAGATAATGTTCGCGTAGTCTATGCTAACCTTCTGCGAAAATCATTTGAAGATGATTCGTATAAATGGTTTTTAGATCAAGATATAATGGATAAAATGATTTCACAGAATTCGTTTGGAATCATCACCGACACTACCTGGGGCACAACTGCACCTAGAAAGAAGTCTGCACTTATATGGACCGGCAAAGGCAACCGTAAATTAAGTAAAGAATTTCAAGATATGTTACGAAGGTACGAAGATAATGGGCAATCTTAAACCGGGTGCAACCTACATTTATGAAAAAGCCGACGGCATAACCTATGCTAGAGAGTTTGGCGCACCGCATAATGATCGATTCGAAATTGGCAGAGATTATCAACGATTCTTACAAGACGAACTAAAACTTTGGGAAGAAATAGTTCGAGAAGGTCGGACAAATCGAGCATTGCAAGAAGCCCTCGATCGTGTTAAAATACTATATCACTTGAGCAAAGACCATGGCAAAAAATAAACACGTAGATCTTTTTAAAGACATAATACCCTGTGTAGATCAGGGTATCAAAGAACTTTGGGATGCTGCCACAGAAGAAGGTCGCAAAGAAATCAAAGGCGATCTATGGAATCTCAACAGATATATCAGCAGTGTGGCTTCCTCTGATCGAGAAATACAAGAACACTATCTGCTCACTGTTAATCAATACTTCAACAAGAACTGGGCCAATGTCAGTCAACATCCCAAACTGCAATGGCTGACCCTGGCTTCTTGCAGTCACGAAAGCAAGGCCAAACAGTTTCATGAGTGGATTGCCTTAAAGAAAGAAAAGAACAAAAAAGAAGAATTTCTTGCTAATTTATTTCCAACCATGAAAAGGGCAGACCTTGCTACACTTGCAGTTATCACCACAGATAGAGAAATCAAAGACTATTGTCAAAACCTTGGCTGGGACAAAAAAGAAGTCAATGCAATTAAATTTTAAGTGCGAACATTGCGAGAAGTTATTTGCCAAAGAAAAGACTTTGGTGGTGCATGTCTGCGAACAAAAACGTAGACATCTCAGTCGCAATGAAAAACATGTGCTAATGGGATTGTTGACATTCCAAAGATTCTATCAGCTCACGCAAAAAGCACAACAGCCCAAAACATTTGAAGAATTTGCTTCATCTAGTTTCTACACAGCCTTTGTGAAGTTTGGCAGTTTCTTGGTTAACACAGCGCCTATATATCCTGAACGATTTGTGGACTATGTGGTCAAGAGCGGAGTTAAATTAGACCATTGGTGCAGAGATGAATTGTATCAGAACTATATTGCAGAATTGATCAAAGTGGAACCTGCCGACGGAGCCATTCAACGCAGCATCATGACCATGATGAGTTGGGCGGAATCGAACTCTGCGGCATGGGAACACTATTTTGCCTATGTGAATCTAAACAGAGCCACACACGATATCAAAGAGGGATTGGTAAGTCCTTGGATGATATTAAATGCTCGGTCAGGCAAAGAAATGTTGACTCGAATGAATGACGAACAATTAGAAATTATTGGGCCTGTGATAGATCCACAGTTTTGGTTGCGTAGATTTAAAGCTCTGCCAGCAGATCACGAATTAGTAAAAGATGTCATCAAAGAGGCTAAAATACAGTGACAGAAGAAAACAAACAAGAACCAGAATCTATATCCAGTGACGATATTGATATAGAGGTAATGAGCACAGAAGAAGACAATGAGCATTGTGTGTATGTGAAATTTTCAAACTTTGCTGACGAAGAATCTGCAGAAGAATATGCACAATTTTTAGCAGAAACATTACCGTTGTTGTTATTTGAAACTACGAGGATGCAATAATGAGTAGACAGTTATTAGATGGCAGTATAGTTGAAGAACAGGATACAGCATCAGAGCTTAGTATCAGAACCAAATGCCCAGCTAAATGGTTATTGGTTGACAGAGAGACTGGGGAAATATACACTGCCTATACCACGCCAGGACTCAGGCAGTGGAAGAAAATTGATTACGCTATATGGAGCCCGCCAGCTGATGCCTGACATAGATATAGATTTTGTGGATAGAGATTCCGCATTAAAATTATTCAAACATATACCAGCCAGTCGTGTTGACAACGAAACGCTGACTAAACATAACACTGGTGTATATTTGCAAAGTGTTCCAATGAATGCTGAGAAAGCTGTGTGCAGTGTGCCCTACGATCACAGTGACGCAGATCAATATTTCAAGATTGATTTTTTAAATGTGGGTATCTACAAAGGTGTTCGAGATGAGGCACATCTTATTCAACTCATGGAGACTGAGCCATTATGGGATCTATTACAAGACAACGATTTCGTCCAGAACCTGTTCCATGTGAATGGGCATGGGTCTATTCTGAGACAAATGAAACCAGAATCTATAGAGCAGTTGGCCGCTGTACTGGCAATGATCCGACCCGCGAAACGTTATCTGATTGGGAAAGAATGGACCACGGTGATGACCGAAGTGTGGACGAGACCTGACAATGAAGAATACTTCTTCAAGCAATCTCATGCCACTGCGTATGCTGTGGCCATTGTGGTGCAGATGAATTTAATCTGTGAACAGATCAGTTACGGATATCAATAATGGAAACTGTTAATCTTTCAAATATCGGTATTGTTAAATCCCAAGCCAGCCCTGAATTGTTATCAATTGTCGGCGCAGAAATATCAAAAATTCAATTAGATTTTTCTAAAGCAGTTGCTAAAAACCAAACTCTCGCTGGCAATATATTGCACGAATATCAACTTTTTGATTGTTGTTCCGCCCTAGAAATAAAGACTCGAGAAATGGCTATGTTGCACCAGGAAACATATAGTGATAATTATACTACTGGTTTAAATGCACATACTAATATATTAGAAAGCGGTAAAATACCTAAACTAAAATTAAAAAGCGCATGGGTTAACTTTCAGCAAAAGGGAGAATTTAATCCGTTACATAATCACACAGGATTATATAGTTTTGTTTTATGGTATAAAATTCCTTACTATGCTAACATAGAAGAAAGAGCTGGACCTGGTAGAAAATCTAAAAATCAGTTATCTGGAAAGTTTCAATTTCATTATACAGACATTCTTGGAAATATAACCGGCGCGGCATTACCAATAGATAATAAATGGGAAGGACAGATATTATTATTTCCATCGTTGCTCAACCACTCCGTTTATCCATTTTACAGCAGCAATGATTATAGAATAAGTATAGCAGGTAATTTATTTCTAGTACAGGAAGATTAATATGCAACCATTTAAAATAATAGATAATGTCATTTCAAAAGAATATCAAGATTATATTGAAGAACTTCTGTTAAACAGCAATGACTTGCCTTGGTTTTTAAATAGGAATCTCAATGATCATGATCAAACTGATAATTCATTACCTGGGTTGGCTATTCAATCTATCAGTGACGGGAAAGATCATGGTATGCTGGCATTGATATTTAGAAGCTTGGCGTATAGTTTGGCAGAAAAACTTGATATTTCAATTAATGAAATTTTCAACGCTAGAACATTTTTACAACTACCTGGCGGTAATCTCAGCGAAACAATTGCAAGAGAATACCATGTAGATTATGCTAAACCGCATAAAGTATTATTGTATTATGTAAATGATTCGGACGGTGATACTATAGTATTGAAACAAAAATATCCTTTCTCACACAATAGGATCAGTGGTCTGACTCAGGGTGAAGTATTGCAACAGATATCTCCCAAAAAGGGAAGAGTGGTGATGTTCGATGGTTCGCACTTTCATTCTAGTACCGTGCCCAGTAAACAACTAAGATGTGTAATTAATATAGACGTTACATTGACAAGTTATAAAAACAGTTAAATTACCTTTCTAACTAATGTAATTGATTTACGCTTGATTCGCTTGACAATGATGTCGTTGAGACTGGTGCAAGGACCGTGCATGAGTTTGACATCTTTGGTTGAAAAGTTTCTAATCACATATCGAAATTCAATGATTTCTCTGGCCAAGAAAATGTTGATAGGGATTTGCCGGTTTGACTCCCACCACCAGGCTTCGCCTAGTTCTAAGAACCGCTGTTTTTCCTCTTCTGTTTTTATCATAGAGTAGTCGTACATACTGGTGACTTGAGCATCTTGATTGATAATGATGCCCACGTATTCGTGGCTGACATGCACTATAACGCTGATAAAAGGGAAATTTTCTTGTAGGTTAGTTGTTATTCTCATTCGATAAATACTGCTAAAGGTCCATTAGTGTATGCAATTCAATCCTGTTTATTTGTATGTCAACAAACTCGATGTATTTACCACCCCGACGGACACTTGGTCAACTGAGAGGTATCGTAGAGTGTATAATAGAAATCTAAAAATATTTCGTGGTGTTGATAATCGCATTGACATCCAAGTTCGTAATAATGATCAAAAGGCCAGCAACATCGTTGGCAGCACTTTGGTATTTAATCTCGTTAGCCAAGACACCAGAGATTTAGTACTACAGAAAGACTTTACAGCCATGGATCTAGCCACAGGCAAGGTCACAGTGAATGTAACTGCTGAAGAACTACTGGATCTCGATATAGGATTCTATAACTACAGCATAGTCAAAGAAGTTAGGTCCACTGTGGATAGCACAGACTACACAGTGACTTCTAAAATGCCCTTGTACATGGACAGTCAATATGACACCGTGGGCACCTTGGAAATCACTGGTGATGTTTATGGAGGAGTGGCCAACAGTGTGATAGTGGATACCTTTAACTATACTAATCCGTTCACTCAAGGTGCTGGCGAACCTCTTCCGTTCTATATCAGTGCGATCATAGATGCTGCGCCTAACACATCACCTGCTTATCCTATACACACATTTCAATTTTACACAACCAATTACACAGGCACAGTAGAAATACAGGCCAGTCTTGACGCTCAAGGCGCCACGCCTAGAGAAACCAAATGGGCCACAGTGGCCACAGTAGACCTGCTTATCGAACGATATAAAAACGTCACGGGCAAGTACAATTGGTTTAGAGTCAAACACATTCCGGCAACAAACAACACAGGAACCGTTGACAAGATACTGTACAGATAGTATACTTGTAGTATGACTCTAGTTGTTGATAAATTTCGAACACTGCTCCCACCTCGTGCTAAATCCAGCCCATCGGGTTGGACATCATTCAATGCACCTTGCTGCCAACACAGAGGACACAGTCCAGACACTAGAAAACGTGCTGGTATAAGATTCGACGGCAATGGCATAGTCTACAACTGTTTTAATTGCAAATTTACTACTGGGTGGCAACCTGGCAGTACCATAGGCGAGAAAATGAAAACGCTGTGTAGGTGGTTAGGCAGCAGCGAAGACACTATCAAGGAATTGGTGTTCGAGGCACTAAAAACTGAAGGCGATGATTATCGTCCAGACCATCAAGAAACTAAACTAGAATTCACAGATAAAGAACTACCCGAAGGCGCAATGTCTATTACTGAATGGGTTAATTCTGCTTACTTACCTGATGTATCACAAGATATCGGTCCTGTTATTGACTATGTGTACAGTAGAGGAATGGATCCGCTGACCGATGATTTTTATTGGTCGCCGGCAGCCGGTTACGAGAATCGGGTTATCATTCCTTTTAGATGGGAGGGCCGTGTTGTAGGTAATACTGCAAGAAAAGTAACCTCCGGTAAACCTAAATATCTTTCGGATCAACATCCTCATTTTGTTTTCAATTTTGATCAACAAAAAGAAAATCAGAAGTATATATTTGTATGTGAAGGGCCGTTTGATGCCCTAGCTGTTGATGGTGTTGCACTTCTTACCAATGAAATTGCTGAACAACAAAGCAGGATAATTAACAGTCTAGGCGCAGAAGTTATTGTGATTCCCGATCAAGATCGAGCAGGATTGGTGTTGTTTGATCGTGCAGCAGAACTTGGGTGGGCAGTGGCAATGCCTAATTGGGATTCGGATGTCAAAGACGTGGCAGACGCTGTACAGAGATATGGCAGATTGTTTGTGATAGTTGATGCAATAAAAACAGCACAACAAGGACAGATTAAAATCAACATGGTCAAGAAACAACAAGAACATAAATTGGAGAGGTTAGAAAATGTTTAAAAGAATCATAGACTTTATACTGTATCCCTTAAACAAATATTTGGAACACAGAAGATTTAAACGCAGGCTAGAGGAATTGCGGAAACGTGATCCTTTCATTTACAAATGATTACCTGGGGAATCTCTGCTGCTAGTCACAATGCTGCGTTAGCAGTGTTTGAAGATGATAACCTAATTTTTGCCAGCGAAAGCGAAAGATTCAGCGGAGTAAAAAATGATCCCGATCTAGATCAAAAATTAGTAGATCATGCACGAACATTTGGCGAGCCCGATCTTGTGTGTTGGTATGAACGCCCTTGGTTAAAAACTCTGCGACAGTTGACTGCAGGGCAAGGATGGCAAGACAACAACGTAAAAGACTACCTTCGAAAGTTTAATATCCAAACACCCGTTAGAACTTTCAAGCATCATCAAACACATGCTGCTGCGGGATATTATACCAGCGGATTCAACGAGGCTTGTGTGTTAGTAATCGATGCCATAGGTGAATTTGAATGTCTAACACAGTGGGATGCTGTTGGTACTGATTTACACCAACGATACAGCTTAGAGTACCCAAACAGTCTAGGATTGTTTTATTCTGCAATGACACAACGCTGCGGTCTAAAACCCAACGAAGAAGAATATATCTTAATGGGCATGGCAGCATTAGGGAACCCAAATAGATTTACCAGAGATGTATTAGATGATTTTATAGAGTTTCCTAATGATGATTACAATCATGCTTACAGGATCAAACAAAATTTGCATCGTGGCTGCGCATGGTGGCGCCCTGAATTGACATCACAACAAGATTTCTATGACATAGCAGCAGCCACACAGGCTGTGTACGAAATGGCATTTGAAAGAGTGTTACAGCAGGCCATTAGATCTAGCTCAAGTAGAAATTTAGTGTTGATGGGTGGCTGCGCCCTAAACTGTGCAGCCAACCCCATAGCTTACAAATATTTTGATCGAGTTTGGATCATGCCTGCTCCCGGAGACAGCGGTAGCAGCATAGGTGCTGTGTTAGCACATAAGAAAACGCATATCGAATGGTCTGGACCGTATTTAGGATATGACATGGGATATAAGAGCAGTAACGAAGATATTGTGACTCATTTGCTGGAACACAAGATGTGTGGACTTGCCCGAGGTTGTGCAGAGTTTGGTCCCAGAGCATTAGGTAACCGCAGCTTGATAGCAGATCCACGTGGTTCGGAAATCAAGGTCGCAATTAACCAGATAAAGCACCGTGAGCAGTTCCGACCCTTCGCTCCTGCAATTCTAGAAGAATTCGCAAATCAGTACTTTAAAATGCCAACAGAATCAACGACTTACATGCAATATATTGCTCCTTGTTTGGAATCTGAGTCTTTTCCAGCCGTCGTACACTTAGATAATACCAGTCGTGTACAGACAGTTAATAAGACTGACAATCCCCAGTTCCGTGCGTTACTAGAGCTTTGGCATGCAAAGACTGGCTGTCCTATGCTATTGAATACCAGCCTGAACATCAAAGGCAAGCCCATGGTCAATGATGCTGACGATGCTGCAAATTGGACCCAACTACACGGTGTACCTGTGTTCAACTAGAGTGTATAATATATAATATGATAAAAGACTACGGATACGAAATACAAAAACTATATCTTGAACTCATGCTGGCAGATGCTGAAGTATTTGTTCGTTGTCAAGGTATTTTTGATCACAGCCTGTTTGATCGCAAACTGCAGGATGCGGCAGAATTCCTGCATGAATATGCCAAAGGGTATAATGTGTTGCCAGACTATGAAATGGTCAATGCCACTTGCAGAGTTGACCTTAAACGTCCAGAAGACCTCAAAGAAGGACACATGGATTGGTTCATGGATGAGTTTGAGAAGTTTACTCAACACAAGGCTCTTGAACGTGCAATTATACAATCGGCTGATTTACTAGAAAAACACGACTACGGTGCAGTAGAAGTATTGATCAAAGAAGCTGTGCAAATTGGACTTGCTCGAGACATGGGCACAGACTATTTTGCTGATCCTCGTGGAAGATTGATGGGCATCAAAGACAAGAACGGGCAAGTAAGCACAGGTTGGCCCAGCATGGATCGCAGATTGTTTGGTGGATTCAACCGCGGAGAACTTAATATCTTTGCAGGAGGTTCGGGCGCAGGCAAAAGTTTGTTCTTGGCCAATCTAGGTGTGAACTTTGCACTTGCAGGATTGAATGTGGTTTATCTAACACTGGAACTTTCAGAAGCGTTGGTATCCATGCGTATTGATGCAATGCTAACAGGTGTTGCAACCAAAGACATCTTCAAGGACTTGGATGATGTTGAAATGAAAGTCAAGATCATTGGCAAGAAATCTGGGCTGGTACAGATCAAGTATATGCCAAGTGGTAAGACTGCCAATGACATTCGTGCATACTTGAAAGAGTATGAAATCAAAGTAGGTAAGAAAGTTGACGTGTTGTTGGTCGACTATTTGGACTTGTTGATGCCCTTGAGTAAAAAGATTTCACCAGCAGACTTGTTCATCAAAGACAAGTATGTATCGGAAGAATTACGTAACCTAGCAGTAGAAAAGAACTGTGTGTTCGTTACTGCGGCACAGTTGAATCGTGGTGCCGTTGAAGAAGTTGAGTTCGACCACAGTCACATTTCAGGTGGACTATCAAAGATTCAAACAGCAGACAACGTGTTTGGTATCTTTACAAGTCGTGCTATGCGTGAACGTGGACGGTATCAATTACAGTTAATGAAGACTCGTAGCTCAAGCGGAGTGGGCATGAAGATCGATCTCGAGTTCAATCTCGAAAGTTTGAAGATCAGCGATTTGCCTGAAGACGAACAAGAAAGTACGAATGGTGCAAGTCGTGGCGGATCAAGTATCATTGAACAGATCAAACGCAAGACTGAGATCAGTAATAGAGAAGAGCCCTCGGAGGGCATACCTGTGGCCAAGGTACGAGCTCAGGTAGAAAGCACAAAACTACGTGAAATTTTAAATAGCATGAACACAGATGAAGAATAAAGTAGTTGAGTTGCTGAAGTGGTTGCCCTCAGAAGGTGAAGATATTGAAATAGATTGGCCCAAAGTACATAAAAGCCTAGGAGTAGATCATACCAATTGGCTTATTACACAGCCTAAAGAAAAATGCCAATTGGTACTGTTACGCAACGACATGTATTGCCGATTGGCCGCGGAATTCTATGATGATGCTGCATTGATTAACTATCACTTAATGTGGGCTAAATAATGGATGAGAGCCAAAGAGTTTATCACTGAGCGAGAAATGCCCGAACGCAAGAGTCGGGTAATGAATACTGCTTTTGAGTTTCCTACTATGCCCAGTTCAGATGGATATCAAGTCTACAGATTTGGTGTTGCCATGGCCAATCATGAAGAACCGCCCTACGGTCCTGCTGGTCAACACGCTGTGATCAGTGCCTATACTACCGAAGAAGAAGAGATCATACATGCGGCCGAACGAGCCACTGGCCATAAGGGACGAATACTAGCTGATCGCGGCAGTCAAGAGCCTAAGAGCACAGAAACATTGAGTCCTGTGGCTAAACCCAAACGCAATCGCTACGGAGTTTGATGTGCGATTAAGAGAGTTTTCAAACAACGACGTTGTCACAGTAAACGCAGATCTAAATCCCAAACTGTGGCAAGAGGGTAGACTGGACGGTGAAGTACGTCTAAAGCTGATAAAGATTGCCAAGGCCTTTGTGGATTTCGTGGGCATAGATCTAGATATCAAAGACTATACAATAACAGGATCTAACGCCAATTACACCTGGAGCAAGTACAGCGACCTTGATCTGCATGTGATCATTGAAGGTGAAGTCACTGATGAACAACGTGAGCTGTTTACTGCTAAAAAGGCACTGTGGGCAGAATACCACGATATCACTGTGAAAGGCTTGCCTGTGGAGTGTTATGTGCAAGGCGAAACAGAAACACATCACAGCACAGGTGTCTACAGCATTGTAAAAAGCACGTGGCTGATCAAGCCACAAAAGACAGAACCCGATCTAGATGATCAAGCAGTGGAAGCTAAAAAAGACAGCATGCTGAGTTTGATAGAGCAGGCCTTGTTAAGCAAGGATCTAGAAAAACTGCGAATAGTCAAAGACAAGATCACAGTCATGCGCAGAGCTGGACTGGATCGTGCTGGAGAGTGGAGTGTGGAGAATGTGGTATTTAAGATCCTGCGCAATCTAGGACTGATAGATCAAATCACCGAAAAAATAAGAGAGCTAGAAGATGACGAGCTCTCTTTGGAACAACAGACTAACCTGTTAGACTAGTCTTTTCTGCCGCCAAACAACTGTAGCAGATTTAGAAACAAGTTGATAAAGTCCATGTACAAGGTCAATGCTCCTGATACTTCCACAGCTGGACTGGTATCCACTGAAACCATTTCGCGTATCTGTTGTGTGTCATAAGCAGTCAATCCCAAGAAGATGATAATAGCCAGGGCTGAGATCACCATCTGCATGACTGTTGAGCCAATAAAGATATTAACAATGCTGGCTATGACTATGGCAATCAATCCCACAAACATGAACTTGCCCACGCTGTCTAGACTGCGTTTGGTAAAGTAACCGTAGCCACTCATGACACTAAACAATATGGCTGCTCCCATAAAGGCACTGACAATCGATCCCATGGTGAACACAGCAAAGATCATTGAAAAGCTCAGTCCCATCAATGCCGCGAATCCGTATAGACATAGTTGAGCCACACCTTTGGTGGGGTTGTTACCTAACACATAGCTGACGCCAAAGATGGCTGCCAGAGGTGCAAAGATCACGATCCACTTCAGCACACCTGTAAAAAAGAATGCCAACAACTCTGGACTTGTACCCACCCAGTAGCTGACCAACATTGATACTACGACTGCTAGGCTCATGTGACCGTAGACACGGCCCATGGCTGCATTGACTTCTTCTGCGGAGCGATAATCTGAGATACCGCCAGTGTAATTTGTTCCGAACATTTGGACTCCTTGGTTATTTGATATTGAGAATATACGTTGCTAATTTCTTAGCATCTACGTCAGAAATCTGCGGATGAGCAGGCATGGGCATGGCACCCCAGACTCCAGCACCCCCAGCACGTATTTTTTTGGCTAGTTTATCAGTGGCGTCTGCCTGGCCACGATACTTGTTGGCCACGGCTTTGAAAGACGGACCTACCACAGTTTGGTTGACATTATGACAGGCCAAACAGTTGTTTTTCATTAAGAGATCATTGTCTGCCCAAGCTGTCGAGGACATCAAGATCAAACTCATAATCACAGTTTTCATAATTACTCCTTGTGGTTGCTATAACGTTAATTATACAGTATAATATTTACACAGTCAATAAATGATTGTGCCAAAAACACCGTTTTTCAATCTCGACAATAAATACGCATATAACTCACATCAATCATGCTACACATCATCAACGACCTACGAGACAACCTACTCACACTGATCAAAGACGATCCAGTGAGACCCGAACTCACGCCCGAATTCCGTGTGAACTCAAACTCCAAGATATTCGTGTTGAGGGATGATGTCACAGATGAACCCCTAGCGGTCACATGTGTGAAGTTTTTGGATGGTATTCCCAACAATGTGGATCAGCTGGCTGAACTAGCGGTGCATACCAATACTGCTGTGTTCTATACCATATGGAGTTATGCTGCGGGTGCGGGACGTAGATTGATCGGAGAAGCACAACAGCAGATCCGAGAAGAACATCCTGAAGTTGATACCTATGTGACTCTGAGTCCCAAGACTGAAATGGCTCGCAAGTTCCACCTTAAAAACGGTGCGGAAATATTTAGAGAAAATCCCGACTCAGTGAACTATCTGTACAGATAATCAACGGCGCACAGTTGGGGTATACAGTTTCACGAATCCCTGCCATGTGTCACCAGTTCTAGCTGTCATGCGAGCAGCTAGTTGACCCGCTATGTCTTCAGCCAGAACTCGTTGACGCTGTGTGAATGTTGTGCCATTGAGATCTTGGTTTTTCACAGTCTGCCCAGTGATCATGTTGCGGGCCATGGGTAATAGATATTGTTCGCTCATGTAGATATTTATCTTTTAGAGCCAACCGCCAGCTCGAGCAATGCCAATAATGCCCACCAAGATCCAAAATCCGTTTAACAGAGTATAAGCAGGGTCCTTGCGGATTCTAGCACAGTAGGTTAACAGTATGGCATCAATGGTGTTAAACACCCACACAAACATGAATGGACTTGCAGGACCCAGCCATGATACCAAACTGAATGATATAATCCGCATGATCACACCGATCATTTCCATCTGCGGTCTATGTGCTTTGATATAATCTAACATAAATGTCATAACTTCCCCTCTAATACACTAATTATCACTGTGATCAAAGGTGGAGATTATTCTGGCGAAGCGCAGCGCAAATTTTTTTTGTGCAGAGCACACAGCGCAAGATTTTTAGCGTCTACGCAGGCACCCCCCAAGCTGAAGAACTGTTCTCGCCCACCCCTATCACACAGGCCATCACGGAGGTGTATTCAATCAAGGTCCATGCTCCAGTTTTTG